CACCCATCAACTGACATTTGCAACGGACATCCCGCTACACCTACATCAAAACCCCGTCAAGCGTACTAAAGGCGATCGTCGCCGCATGATAACTAAAGTGGAGAAGATTGAATCTGCGCCCGTAGTGCACATCGTAACAGATGCGCCATTTGTAGTAGGGCAAGGCTTCTTACCAATATGGCATTAAACAAAATACAAGAAAAGATCCTTGCATCTTTTGCACTAAGAAACGCACACTGGCCAAAAGACCAACTGGCTCTAGCACTGTGGCGGGTACGGTGGGAGTTGCAAGCACTACCCCATCAAAGAGAACCCGAGGACGGTGAATATGACATCATGCTTATGCTTGCTGGTCGTGGCGCAGGTAAGACTTACACAGCTTCCAACTGGATTGGACAGCGTGCGGCTGTTTACAATGGAACGCGCTGGTTGGTCACAGCCCCTACCTCCAACGATATCAGGGCAACTTGTTTTGAGGGCGACTCTGGTCTTTTAAACATCATCCCTAACGAGCTAATCGAAACCTACAACAAATCGCTGTTTGAGATTACGCTCAAGAACGGCTCGATCATCCAAGGCATCCCAGCATCAGAACCAGAGCGTTATCGTGGTAAGCAGTTCCATGGTGGCTGGTATGATGAGCTTGCTGCGTTTGACTACTTGGATGATGCATGGGATCAAGCACAGTTCACCATGCGTCTGCGCGACCCACGCATCCCACGAGTCCAGCAGATTGTTACCACCACACCAAAGCCACGAGAGTTGATCGTAGACTTGAACGAGGGTAAGATTGGTGGCGATGTGTATGTGGTTAATGCCAGCTCGTATGAGAACAGACAGAACTTATCCTCATCGTTCTTTAAAGCGTTGGAAACCTATGAAGGCACTGACCTTGGTAAGCAAGAAATTTACGGTGCGATTCTTGATCCCGAAGATGCGGGTATTGTCAAGCGTAAATGGTTTAAGCTGTGGCCAGCCAAAAAGCCATCACCCACGCTTGAGTATGTAATTGCCAGTTACGATCCAGCTACCTCAGAAAAGACAGCGAACGATCCGACAGCATGTGGTGTGTTTGGGATCTTTGAAAACCCCGATGTGGGAACTTGCGTAATCTTGCTTGACGCATGGGATGGACATCTTGGTTATCCAGAGTTGCGTCGTAAAGTCATCGATGATTACAAAGAAGTGGTGTATGGAGCAGACAACGACTTTGCTAAGGGACGAAAGGCAGACTTAATTTTGATGGAAGATAAGTCCGCTGGTATTTCGCTTATCCAAGAGTTGCAAGGGTCGGGCACTCCTGTGCGAGGATATAACCCTGGGCGTGCTGACAAAGTGCAGCGATTAAACATTGTGGCACCGCTCATTGCCAAAGGTAAAGTCTACATCCCAGAAGATCCTAAGAAACCAGGTGAAGTGGCAGAGTGGGCTAAACGCTTCATACGGCAAGTGTGTTCGTTTCCAGAGAGTGGTGGACATGATGACTATGTGGACGTGCTTTCGCAAGCCTTGCGTGTTCTAAGGGATTCTGGATGGATCCAGCTTGATTACCTACCCGATCGTGGTTATGAGTATGTGGATGACGAGCTAAGAAAGAAAAGATATAACCCGTATGCAGTTTAGGGCGAACACCCCGTTATTTTTGCATAAGTAGTTATAGATATGGCGATAAACCCAATTAAAACCCCACAAGAGATGCTTCTTCAGTCCGCTGGTATCCCAGCGCTGGCAGCAGGAGGACAACCTCCTTTAGCACAACAGCAAGCTGCTTTGGCAATGAATGCTCTGGGCGGGGGAGTGGGATCTGGAAAAATGGCACCGCCCGATATGCCAGCAGATGTGCAGATGCCAATGTATCATGGGCAACCTGAGTTTTACTATTTTCAAGAACCCAGTCCAGTAAAATATTATCGCAGAGGCACAATACCTAAGCATACAACTAAAGAAGGTTTGGAAACATTGCCCAGCCAAGTTGATGCCAATCAGTTGCGTAACTGGATTAGCGTAATGCGTGCTGGAGAAAAATATGGAGTACCACAACTTTCTCCAGAGCAACTAACTGCCATGTTGTTTAAAGAAGGCAGAACAAATCTAGGGTATAATCAGTTTAATTATCGTGACCCTAAATCACTTGATATTTATCGCAATATTGTAAAAGAAGGTTATGATCCGGCTGCTGCAGGATTTGGATCAGCAATTTATGATGCCCATCAAAAAGCAAAACAATTTGGTGGTGATCCAATGCGCTATTGGTTTGGAACTGGTGTTAGCGAAGATAAACAAACTAGTCCAGAATATGTGCAAGGAATGAAAAACAATATGCAGTATGTTTATCATCCTAAAAATGCAGAGCTGGTTAATGTTGTTAGAGATGCGTACAACAATCCAGTTCCTCCCCCACCAATACCCGTTAGTGATAAAGACCCAACCGATACCCCACCCATAGTAAATGCAATTGCAAATACAGACATGCCACAACCTACAGTAGGTTCTGCCATGTTTAAAAAAGGTGGTAAAGTAAAACCCTTTCGTGACATGAGCAAAGTGCTCATTCAAAAACATCTTGGAAAATAATTAATGGCACGAGCACCAAAACTTCCTATTCAAGCTGGAGCTAACTTAGCATCACTCAATCATGATGAAGATGTTCAGCAAGCTATGGTTAATGAAGATGAAGTAGATACCTACGAAGATGCAATTGGCTTAGATGATAACGAAGACAATTTAGAAAGCGATGTCATCGAGTTAGATGATGGCTCAGTCATTGTTAATTACAAGCCAACTCAAGGCCCGCTCAAAGATCCAGAGTTCTATGCTAACTTAGCAGAAGAGTTTGATGAAGGTGATCTAGATGCACTAGCAATTGAATTTTTAGATTTGATTGATGTGGATCGTGAAGCACGCAAAGAGCGTGACAAACAATACGAAGACGGTTTACGCCGTACTGGTTTAGGTAAGGACGCACCTGGAGGCGCAACCTTTGATGGTGCCTCCAAAGTCGTTCACCCTGTTATGGCAGAGTCTTGTGTGGACTTTGCTGCATCGGCGGCTCGTGAACTCTTGCCATCGGAAGGCATTGTAAAAGCCTATATCCGTGGCGAAGATAATGATAGCCGTTCTGAGATTGCCGATCGTAAAGCAAACTTTATGAACTGGCAGTTAACTGAGCAGATTCAAGAGTACCGTGATGAGATGGAGCAAATGCTCACTCAGTTACCATTGGGTGGTTCACAGTATTTGAAGTGGCGTTATGACTACGAACAAAAACGCCCAATGACAGAATGGGTTCCAATTGATAACATTCTGCTTCCATACGCAACAACCAACTTCTACACCTCTGCTCGTGTTACTGAAGTTCAAGATATTACCGAAGATATTTTTAAACAACGCATAGATCAAGGTATCTATCGTGATGTAGATCAGATTTATTCTCCAGCAATGGACACCACCGAAGAGACTCGTTCCAAGAAAGCGAACGACAAGATTGAAGGTATTGAACGACCACAGAAAAACGTGGATGGTGTTCGTCGGGTTTACGAAATTACTTGTTTCTTACGTTTAGAAAACGATCCAGAAACCGAAGGTAAACGTGCTCCTTACATCCTAACCATTGATGAGACTACAAGCAATGTATTATCTCTCTATAGGAACTGGGCATATGGCGATGAAAAGATGGAAAAACTCGACTGGTACGTTGAGTTCAAATTTATTCCTTGGCGTGGTGCTTACGCCATTGGATTGCCTCACCTTATTGGTGGCTTGTCTGCTGCTCTTACCGGTGCTTTGCGTGCTCTTATGGACGCTGCGCATATCAACAACAGCCAGACAATGCTTAAACTCAAAGGTGGACGCATTGGAGGACAGTCTGACCGAATTGAGCCAACCCAAGTTATAGAAATTGAAGGCGCTCCTGGCGTTGATGATGTGCGTAAATTGGCAATGCCATTGCCATTTAACCAACCATCGTCTGTTTTAATGCAACTTTTGGGCTGGTTAACTGATGCAGCTAAGGGTGTTGTTACCACAGCTGAAGAAAAAATCGGTGATGTTAACTCCAATTCACCCGTTGGTACCACACAAGCGTTGATTGAACAGGGTGCTAAGGTATTTTCAAGCATTCACGCACGGTTGCACCGCTCACAAGCTAAGTCTTTGGCTATTTTGTCACGTATCAATCATTGGTACTTGGAAGAAATGGACAACAACTCTGGTGAAGAGATTGAAATTCGTGATTTTGCGAACAACAATGACATTCGTCCAGTATCCGATCCCAATATTTTCTCGGAAACACAGC